TTACCACCTGCTGATGGAGAATTTGTAAATTCTGTTAAATTAAACCCATAAGTTGGATTTGTGATGCCAATACCTGCTGTAGTAAACCCTGCAAAAGTTCTATCTTGCCAATATTTTAATACTCCAGTATTTTGATCATAATTAACAATTCTACCAACCGCAGTTATGCCAGTTCCTACTGTTTGTGTAATATAAGAATCTGCTACAAATGTTGCAGAACTATAACCCACTCCAGTCAATCTAAGTGCAGAAAGAGCACTTGCTTTATCTAACACCAATAAAGATCCTCCAAATGCTTGGGGATTTTTTACAATACCAACCCTAGCAATTTGATTTCCTGTAATAAAATCAGGATTTTCTACATCATTTTCTATTCTTGAATATAGTAAAGCATTGTACGCACCAAGTTCTCTATAAATGTCATATCCATGGCCTCCTTGTGGAGAAATAATAGTATTAAATATTGGTATAGTTGATCCAGTTGGAACTCCACCAGAAACTAAATCAACATTTCCATAAGTATATCCAGATCCTTGACTTGAAATTGTAATCGAATCTACTTCTCTATCATTATTGATTACGATTGTACACTCTGCACCTGTACCGTCGCCTTTTATTGGCACCCTTGTATATGTTCTATTTGCAGTTCCTAAACCAACTCCCCTATTCGTAATAGTGACAATTTTGATTGATCCATCAACAGAATTGTCTCTAATCGAAGCATTATCAGTACCAGTTTCCCAATCCAAAGGAACTGGCATAAAATCTGTTGATTCAAATTTTACAATATCACTTGGTTTAACTGTATACAGATATTTCCAAATATATCCGTCACCACTAGATCCAGCAGACCTTGGTTCTAAATCTGTGAATGTTGGCTCATCTAAAGAAGGTCTTCCATTTGGATTTTCTGGATTTGTTCCATTTTGGAGGCAAATATAAACTTTATAATCACTGTTTAAAACGTAATAGTATGCAGAATATAAATTAGTTGCCCCAGAGACCTTAGCAGTGTTTGATCTGCTGTAATCATGGCGATACATATCATAAGTTGTTCCAGATGACCATATTCTTTTTTGAACAACCTGTCTTATATCACTTGAATTTATTTTCTTCAAAGCAATCATTGTGTCCCAATAATTATTTTCTTCATCAAAATTATCTTTTGGTGAAGGTGGATTTACATCCCAATCCGACTGAATGTCCGTTGAATTTGGTAGTCCAATAAAAGAATAATAAGAATTTGAAGAACTTGTAACACCTGCCACAAAGTTCTTCGCATTCAATATTCTAATTTGGTCAGTTATAATTGCTGCCATTTTATACGTTTTTTATCTATTTATGGGATGTAGTTTAAGTATTTTAACGGATTGGTTCTTTGTAAAATTGTTCCTGTAGTAATTCCGGCAGATCCATTTGAGGTATATGCATTATATGAATTATCTTTAATTCTAGGTCCAAGAATAACTCTGCCCCAACTATACTCACCATAAAAATTACTAAATCCAATTCCAGTCAATCCGTTATAAGCAGAAACGCTTACCGTCACTTTTGCAACATAAGTAACTCCAAGTCCAGTTACGGATGTCTGTGCTATTGAAACCGCCGCCACTTGATATACATTATCTAAGAAAGTGGATCCAACTCCAACAGTTGATCCCAAAGAATTAAGTGAGGTCAATCCTTTTCCAACATTAGAATTATTAATAACAAAATAATAACCAGTCTGAATTCCACTAATAGTAGTTACACCGGTTATTGAAGAATTTCTGAGGAAAGAATCTTTCGGAATAACAAAATCAAACACGATTGCGGTTGATGCAACTCCAACGGAAGTTGTTGATATTCCAGAAATAATACCAAAATCACCCTCAAAAGAATTGACGGTATTATTTTCAAATTGGAAGGTGGGAGATTCTATCAAAATAACTGGTGGATTTGATGTTGTATATCCTGTTCCTGGTCCAGTTATGGAAATTGAGGTAACAATTCCAGAAGTAATTGATGCTGTTGCAGTTGCTCTTTGAGTGGTTCCAAGTCCAACAGGATTTTCAATAGTTATTGATGGCGCAGTTGTGTATCCAACTCCACCGTCAGAAAGGATGACTGATGAAATTGTTCCTACAACAGATACAACTGCCGTTCCAGCTGCTGCAACTTTAGAATCTTGAGATATTAATGTAATATCTTTTTGGAAAGATACTGAAATATTGTTTTCATTAATTGCATTGAAAAAAGGTCTAATATTTTGAACGAACACAATTGTAGATCCAATCCCAACAGATTGAATAAGATATGATGTTGGATAAATCGAAGCTTCATAAAGAATACGATCTTTTCCGACACCTTTTTCGTTAACAATCTTATCTTCAGTTTGACGACACCAAACAACTGGTCTTAATAATGTTTCATCTCCAGTATTTCCTGGTCCAAAATAAGGATTTGTGTTGAGAAGATCTGTTGAATTTACACTAGTAACTGTTCTTGGTTCCTCTTGTAATGTTGAACTTTGGCCTATAGATGAATCATATCCAATAGTCAATTCGTCACCAATTTTTATAGTTTCTAAAATATTTCTTTCAACAACATCAACAGAACCACTTCCCTTATAGAAAATAATTTTTGATACATCACCGACTTTTGGAGGTTCGGTAAATGTTATTGTGCTTCCTCCTGGAAAAATATAACCCCCACCTGGAACTTGAAGTACATCGTTTATAAAGACAAGAAGTGAATCTTGTACGCTAATATTTGATCCTCTTGATGAAAGTATAGAAACTAAATTGCCTTGATATTTGATTGGGAAAACAATTTTTTCACCATCAAACAAATTATCAATACTATCTAATAATTGCAATTCTCCAATAGACCATCCACTAAATTTATCAGTAAATGTATCTTGAATGCTTATTTGGAATTCACTAAAACTTGAAGTTGTTGGAATTCCAGTAAGTCCACCAATTGGAACTGTTAAAATTTGTTCCACATCATATGCATATCCAGTATTTTTGATCTCAAAATCTATAACACTAGAACCTTGTCCAACAACAATATCAATAACTGCTTGAGTTCCTAAACCACTTACAGATGAAGAACTATAAACTAATGGAATATTTGAGTATGATAGTGGAGCATCAATAAAGACATAGGGTGGATTTGTTGAAGTATACCCAGTGCCTGGATTAGTTACTGCAATACTAACAATACGACCATTAGAAACTGTTGCTGTTCCTATAAATTCAATATTAGGAATTGCTGTTGAAGAAGTTCCAACACCAACTCTAACGGTTTGTATGCCTGCGCGATATCCAGATCCACTATTTCCAATACTGATGGAAGAAATTGTACCTAATCCAGATACTATAGCAGTTCCTCCAGCGGAAACTAAAGGTTGGTATCCAAGTCCTTCTCTCGATCCAACAGATACAATAATACCACCGATAGGTAAATTGGAAGTGTTTACATCATATAAAGATGAAACTCCAGTTCCAACAAAATTAATTGTTGTTATTCCAGCACTTTCAGATAATGTATATCCTGCGGTCAGGCCTGGAGATTGGAATATATCATTTATTAAAATGATACCACTCTCTGCAGAAATTCCTGTTATATCAGATCTATTTGATTTTAAAGTAAAATCTGATTTATTTGCATTAAATCTTGATGAAATGTCATCAAATATATAATTTTTATAATATGTTTCGTTAGTTGTATTTTGCACACCTGATCTTAAGAAACTTCTTCCTTGAAAACTGGATGAAGTTGATATTCCTGGCCAACTTTGTTCATCTGGGTCATCAGTAACTATCGGCACATTTCCATATGGTGCTTCAACAAAATTGAGGGTGTTATCAACAATATTATAATTTCCAAAAATTTTGGTTACTAAAGTTCCAGTTGAATATCCAGCAACAACAGTTCCCAACCAAGGCCTACGAACTCTTATTACATTGGTACTTCCAATACCAACACCATCAATTCTCATAATTTCATTACCGACTTTAATCAAATCTCCACCAGAGAATGATGATATTCCTGTAAAATATAGTAAATCGTCAGTTGTAAATGCACTAATTGCTAAGGTTGTGGTTACGGCAGATGCAACAACAGGAGATTGGATAAGATTGTCAATTGCAACTATAACTTTAGCATTTTGATTTTTGGAAGTAAATGCATGTGTAGTTCCAATACCAACACTTGTAAAATCTAAAGTTACTGGTACTGATTTTAGAGCATCTTCCGCACTTCTTGCAAGTTTAATTAAATTATTATTTAATTTTATCGCATAAACACTTGATGGCAATTTATTGGTAGAACCAATACTTACAAAAGATGTAGTGGCAATTCCAATCGCTGTTGTAGTTCCAGAACCTGTGTTAGTATAAATTAATTCTTCTCCAGTAACAAAGAAGTGATTTGGTAAAGATATAATATTTGATGAAAGATTGACTATTGAAGAATTGCTTCCATCAAAAGATCTTTGAAAAATTTTATAACCTTCATGTGTTAAATCAAATGCCCTCTTAATATCTCTTTCTGTACCGAAATAATTGCCATAATTTGTTTCTATAGTTGCATTATCAAAATCAACAATATCCTTATCATCATCTTGGTTTCTTAATGCATTGAAGAATATTTTAACAGAAACGTTAATATTTGGTAATGGTGTAAAAGTTAATTTGGTTGATGTTGTTGTTGCAGCTCCTACAGTTCCAAGTCCAGCAAAAGTTTCAATATTTGCATACTCAGTAATGTAAGTTTCTGCTCCATCATCTAAAACAATAATTTCAGATAGTTGATGTCTATTATTGGTTGTGTCAGAAACCTGAAGTATTCCATATAAACAATCATATTCATCAGGATATTCTGCAATTACGGTTGCAACGGGAGATGTTGATGAAGCTATTGATGTTGATGTTGCTTGCAATCTTGCATGTTTCATATCAAAAGTTCCAATACCTGATGATAAAGTATTTCCAATAGCAATTTGAATTGTATTAATTGTTGCGGCTATTCCAACATTTGGAGTAAAATCAATTTTTAATTCCGATCCTGATAGATATGAATAATAAGTGCCAAGTCCAGAATTGGAATATATGTCCTGAGATATTGTTGTTAATTGTCCATAGTCAAGATAATGTACGGTGGTGCCATCATGCAAAACACTTAATTCATCAAATTGGTAGTCACCATTTGATCCAGTAATTTC